ACCACCGGAACAATTACCATTAACCGGAGAAGAACAAATTTCAGCATTAAAAGAATTAGATCAAGCTTCGTTAGTACAGATATTGTCTGACAATCCTGAATTTGGGATTAATATAGACGATCCAGCACATTTAGAGATTGCTAAAGAAGTGGTGGAACAGTTTAAATCTGGTAATGAAGAACTAACTTACTCCCTGCCTCAAAAAAAGTTTTTTCCTAAGATTATGGCTGTTCCACCTGAAGACATCGTAGTACCCAAGAAAACACCTATAGACATTCAGAAATCATGGAGAATCACAAGAAGTTATTGGTTAAATAAAGATCAAATAATAGATTTGGCAGATGAAGGTATATTTGATAAAGAAGTAGTAATGGAATACTTGAAAGAGAATAGAACAGAAACCAATGTAGATGAACCTATTATATATAAAGAAGCTGAGAATGTAAGTGGAGTATTTGGTGATATACAAGGTATGTTTTATTTACGTGATGTATGGTGTTATTATGAAGATGAGAAGGGGCAGCTAGCTAAATATATACTTACATATTTTGTAAATGATAAGCAACCTGCGTTTTTAAGATTTGAACGTAACGATACGCCTGATGATAAGTTTCCGTTTGTAGTATTTGATAATGAACTAACAATTGAAGATGCATATAGTAGTCGTGGAATACCTGAAGTTGTAAGATACGTACAAGAAACAATAGATGATCAAAATAATAATAGAATTGTTAGAGATATAGTACAAAACACACCTATGTTTACAATACGAAGGAATGCAGGTATTACAGGGCAAGAGATTAGATTTGTACCTGGCCAAGGGATATCAGTTGCAGATCCATCAGATATAACATTTTTCAATCCTATTAAGGGTGCAGATGTAGCTTCTGAACGTATTGAAGCAATACAAAAGACATATGGTGAAGAAGTTGTGGGCTCAATAGATTTTGCATTTGGAAAGAGTGGAGTCCCTGGAACAAGATCTGGAGCTAAAACATTAGGAGAGATCCAGATAGCCCAAGGAGAAGGTCAGAAAATAGCAAGTCTAGATTTGTTAAGATGGTTCGCTTCATGGAATCAAGCGTTAAGTTTATACTATGAAATATTAAAAGAAACGTTTGATGGACGTGTAACGATAGGAGATGAGACTTTTAGCAAACAAGACTTATTTTTTCCTTCTGAAGTACGTTCTAATGGATCAGTAGAAGATGCAGATAGATTTTTTAAAGCACAGAAACAATTGACTAGATATCAATTAGTAGTACAGTCACCTCCCGATACAGTAACACCAGAAGACAGATTCAATGCTTTATTTGATTATCTAGAAGCTGATGGTGTAGAGAATCCTGATAGATATATAACAGATCCCAAAGAGATATTGCAAGATCAGAGTGTTCAGTTGCAACAACAGGTTCAACAATTGCAACAAGCATCTGGATTATTACAAAAAGATTTAGAAGATAAAGAGAAAGATTTGGCTAGTGTAGAAGAAAAAACAAGACGAGCAACAGTTAAGAATCAAGCTAAATCTGAGAGTAGATCTGTAACGGTAGAAAGAGAGGCAACGCGTTGATGGAATATGAAGACGTTGTATTAGCCAAAGCAAAAGATTTACAAAACATGATGAAGACTCGAGGATGGAGTGAAATTGTTTATCCTATGCTTAAAGATATGATATTTACAATTACAGGGGGAGAAGAAAACGGTAGGTTCATAGAAGGATTATTAAATAAAACAACAGATGAACGTAGTTTATATCAATTAATAGGAAAGAAGAATGGGCTCGTAGAGTTTTGGAACAATCTAGTAGGGGTAATATTTGAAGCGGATCAAATCAAGAAGCGTTTAGATAACAATAAAAAGGAGGATTAAACAATGGCTGGAAAAGTTAAAAAAGTTGTACAGAGTGGAGCTGGCAAGAAAACGAGTATGGACGTTAAAAAAGTATCAGTACCACCGGTAAAAAGAGCTAAATAAAAAATCTTAGGTTATACCTATGGAGGTAGAAATGGACAGAGAATCAATTTATAAACAACAAGAACAAGAACAAGAGAAATTTATAGAAAATACTAATGACCAGGTTGCTCCTGAACCTGAAATATTCGCAGAATCTGATGAAGAAACTACTGAAGAAACAGCTGAAGAAGAGAATATTGAAACACAGGTGGAAGAAGAGGTTGTTGAAACTACTGAAGAAGGCCAGAAAGAGGAAACTACGAAACCTTTAACAGTAGAAGACAAGCTAAAAAAACGTATTAACACAATTACTGCGCAAAAGAAAGCGCTGGAAGAAACAAAAGAAGAAGAGATTAGTTTATTAAAACAGCAAGTTGCAGAACTGCAGAACAAGTCTTCAGCAAAAGATGAAGCAGAAGGATCTGGATATACATTAGAAGATGTTGCATCTGAAATTAGTCGGGTAGAGAATTTAATATCTAATGGTGAGGTTGATGAAGCAAAAGCAGATGGATCGAACCATAATTTAAATGTATACCTGAACCGATTAACACGTGAACATAATAAGATGTATGTAGAGAACCAACGTACAGAAGCAGAAACAAACATTAATAACTCTGATTCTCAAAAGATACAATTACAACAAGAAGTTATAAATGTTGAAAAAGACATCATGAGTGTAACAGGAGTACAAGATGCGAATAAATTAAAAGATCATGCATTAACACAAGTAGTTAAAGCGTTATTGATTAATCAACCTGATAAGTATGATAGATCTAAAGTTGGAGGCATTACTAATGCTTTTCACGATGCTTTAAAGATGTGTATACAGGATGGTTTATTTATTAATCCGCATACAACGCAAAGTAAAAGTAAAACAAAGAGTGCAATTATACCTGGCGCAGGAAGTGGTTCGGGAATATCAGGCAGTAAAAGTTCTGATCCAGTTATTAAGAATGAAGAAGAGAATAAGAACTATATAACTAAGATGATAGACTTGAATCGTAAAAGAACAGGTATTGCATAAAGGAGGATAAAGCTAATGGGACAACAAGAATATAGGGTGAACAGTTTAGGTGGATTTTATTCTGTTCCTAAATTAACAGCCGAAATGCGTCATGCATCTCAGCCTTTACAAAAGTTTAGACAATTTACATCTATAGAAAATGGTATGGGAAAAGGACAAAGTGAATTTTTGTTCTTTGACAAAGTAAGCAATTTGGCAACCCAAGGAAGTACAATTGCTGAAACTGATACTATACCTACATCTAATTATGCAATTCGTCAGGATTCATTACAAATTACTGAATATGGTATCGGTATTAACTTCACAGAGAAATTACAACATTTGTCTATGATTTCAGTAAGTGATGAGATTAAGAGAGTATTGTTTGATGATATGTCTAAAGCTTTGGATAGCGCAGCAGCAGCACAGTTTCAAACAACAAAGTATATTGCGGTAGCAACTAATACTGCAACTACTATATTTACAACAGATGGAGTTGCAACAGCAGTAGCAGCGGCTAATCCATCAGATAAGAACCATAGAGATATCATTGATAGAATGAAGACACTTAATATTCCAGCATTTGATCGTGAAAACTATGCAGCTATATTGTCTGTAAATGGTATGAGAGGTATTTATGATTTCTTAGAACCTAAAGCAGAAAATACAACCATGGCTCCATTGTTTGCTGGTGAATTTGGACAATATTATAAATGTAGACTTATAGAAGAAACAAATGTATTGTCTAATGCAATTGGTAGTGGATCTCAATATGGACAAGCTATGTATTTCGGAGCAGATGCAGTAAAAGAAGGTATTGCAGTTGCAGAAGAAATAAGAATAGGCGTACCTGAAGATGTTGGTCGTAAACAAAAGATGGTATGGTATTATCTTGGTGGATTCAAAAAGATGTGGGATTTTGCAACTGATACAGAAACAAGAATTATTTATGTAACGAGTGCATAATTAAACCAATTGAAGGAGGATAATATTATGGGACAACCTGGAAAAGGTGCATATAGTGAAGCCAGATATCAGGTTTCACAAGCTCAATCTTTGTTAGATAGGGTGTCAGTGGATGGTACAATAGCAGCAGATGCAGAAATTTCAAGAATAACTGCATTTACAAATATCAGAGCAATTGAAGCTCAAGTTCCTGTTCATACTGGAGGAACAGCAGCGGGGCCTCAATTTACTATTGGTAAATCTTTAGCTGGAACAGGTGCTGTCGTTGCTTTTGGAACTATTAACGTAGGGACATCAGCAGATAGTACAGTTTTAGATATTGCATTAACTGAAACAGATATCAATGATGGAGATGATATTGTTGTACAAAAGTTAGCAGGTACAGCAGCAGAAACACCATCTATATCTGTTATATTAAGTTATGCAGAAAATTTTATAAGTGATTGATCTACAGAATAAACAGAAAGGATAAATTCCTGGGTATTCATGTAGACTTACCAAAGAGAGACAGTTGAACGCACTGTCTCTCTTTTTTATTGACTAAATATAAACTTAATGATAATATAATGTTATGAAAATCAAAACAAAAACACAATTTATAGAAGAACAAATAGTTAAATATAATTTTAGTAAAAAATCTTTTAGTATGCGTGCTCATATTTCGTATTGTTATTTTGTTTCATTATTATCTAACAAAAAATCTCCCGGATTTAGAACTCGTCAAAAAATATTAAATACTTTGGTAGCTATAAGTGCAACAGCAATTTATTTTGATGAAGTATTTGAGATAGTAGAGGAAAATCAATGAAAACAGCTATAGTACATAGATACGGAGCGTATGGAGATCATATACATTGGTCTATGATTCCTAGAATATTACATGAAGAGGGCTATAAAGTAGATATAGATGTGAATTACAAA